AAGGTTCAGTGGATCCAAAGCTCGAACTCTTCAAAGTTAGGGCTGATGCAGCGGGCAAAGTAGTATCAGGGGTAATCTGCCTCCATCTACCAAGGATTATGTTTTCATAATTAGTTCGAGAGTTCATCATACCTGGAACTGCGCCGCCAGTTTCCCAATCATCTGCAATGAATGTGAGACGTTCTCTATTCATTGGCTGGTTAGTTACGAATTCGATGAACTCCAAGCGCTGAGGGGTTGCATAGCTAAGAGCGAATTGCCCTGGCTCTTGAATCTCTTTGGTAAGAGTCACAAAGGTCAAATCCTGAAGAAGATAGGCTTGTAGATCGATGGAACCTTCCCAGAATAAGAAAGGATTCCCAGCCAGTGAAGTTAATGTTTGCCAGGAACCAGCTGACAGTGTAATTGCTCCTAAGGCACCAAAGGTACAGGTCACTTCAGGACATAGAGACTTGAGTACTGCAGGATGGGATAATGATTTCTTCTTGCTTGTTTTCTTCTTGGTTGGCATTGTTTCACCTTTCGTATGCTCTTCGAGCTGTCTTTCTTACTTGGCCTTTTTTGGTTGAACCTTTCCTGGCTTCTATGTGTGCTTTCTTGGCTAGAGCGCCAAAGGACATACGAGGGTGTTTCTTCTTTAAGCGCTTGTAGATGGCACCATATCTCTTACTGTAGGCAGAAGCCTTACGCTTGACTTTCTTTTCTGTGCTAGCGATTTCGTCCATTACCTTCGGAAATTCTGTCATGAAAGACTTGACAACCTTTTTGCCTGCCTTCTTAGATTCTGTTTTAGCCTGGGCTTTAACGCCAGCCATGAACGCTGCGGCTATGACTTCAGCCAAATCCACGGTTATCACGACTCGGCTGTGGCTTGGATTGCGATTGCCATCCAGTCCTTAGTGGATAGTTTGACTACTTCACATCTAATTCTAGCAGTGACATTAACAGCAGCAGCACCGATGGTCGTCCCACTGGGCATCGCTGTTAGAAACAAGCTATCATTAACAACCATGAAAGCATCACTTAACTTTCCAAAGTTGTCTGGATAGAGATCGACATCTCTGGTTGCGATATTGTTAGCCTGGTCGATATTGAGATTCCCGCTAGCGATTAACGATTGATTATCGGCTCGAACAAGATTTGTCCCCTGGTTAAGGTCGGTGAGTTGAACAGAAATTGCGCCATTGCCTGCAAGCATAGCAGCGGCATCTTGACCAAATGGCGATGATCGCTGGTAGATGAAGTCTACACTGGTGACGGCGATTGCTTGGCCAGTGGGTACGTTCACATATGCAGAGAGATCGACTTCGGCTTGGGTGGTTACTCCGCTAGCTGTTGCTGCGGGCATCGTTACTGTCTCGGTTAGATAAAAACTTCCTGTAATAGCGGTCGCCATGTGCTGCGCTAAGGTAAATCGGTGTATAAACTACACTAGGATTCTATCTTCTCTTAATCAGACTGGATAGGTGCTGCCTAGCCCATCCCGGGCGTAGCAGGCTTCACGCCCCCGGCACCTTTGCCGAAAGGGGATTTGCCTAAGTAATCATAGGGTCTTTCTGTGTTGGATTATATAATTTTATAGGGGAGAATAGTCTGGGCCAGACTGATGAAGCAAAATATGTGCGTAACAATCGATGAAGAGATCCATTCGTGGGTTAGAAGACAACCAGGGAAACTAAGTTCAGTAGTGAATAAGATTCTGCGAAGAGAAATGTTCGAGGAAATCAAATCTAGGGCTCTAGCCACGGGTAAACAGACTGTATTACCCTTGATGATTTGTCCTACATGCAAGATATATGGCAATACTAAGTATAGAAACTGTGCATGCCTGGCATCGATGGAGATGGTAGAATGAATCATCGATGTGAAAGATGCGGAGACCCTTGGGAATTCACCATCACTCCATGTATGTCTCGATTATGTGAATCATGTACGGATCTATTTATTCCAAAGAGGGAGTGAGCAGTTACCAGGAGCCGCCGCCGCCAATCCCTTCACCGACACTTCCCCACGCTGATTGTGCTTGATCACTCTTCCAGAATTTCCAATGTGCCCAAATTGCAGTCTGTATTACTTCCTCCTGGATTGGCTGCTTAACCTTACTTAACTCACCTGGCACTCCAAGCAATCCTGGAACTAGTCCTTCGATTATGTGTTCGGCTGCACCTTGAACCACTCTATCAGTTTCAACATGCCAGGCATAAGGATCATTCCAAATATTAACAGTCAAACTGTACCACTCGACTAATTCCTTGGCTTCTTTTTTACCTACAACAAGTTCAATACCTGCAACGGTCAATGTACCAGCTGTGACTGCGATTGTTGGCACTAGAAGAACAATCGCAAATGCAGTGGGGTTAGTGACTATAGTTCGCCAGGCTATTTTCGCTCCTGCCCCAATGGCTGCCCATTCGATTGCCTTTTGAAGATCTGGATGGCGTTTCCAAAAGGGGTGGGAAAAGGGGTTAGTTGGCCCAGTCTCAGTGAGGGGCATTCCCCAATCAAACTTCGGCATTAAGCCCATCTAATCATTCCTTTAAAACATAGGAACGACGCAGGCGCATAAGGTATTGAAGATCGTTTTCTTTAACCGCCGCTCCACTAAGTAAGAATCTTCGTCCTGGTATAACTACAAAGTCCGCAGGCGCAATAGTTGAGATATCATCGAACTTAACCATGCAATAGCTATACAGTTTTTGAGATGCTGAAGGTTCAGTGGATCCAAAGCTCGAACTCTTCAAAGTTAGGGCTGATGCAGCGGGCAAAGTAGTATCAGGGGTAATCTGCCTCCATCTACCAAGGATTATGTTTTCATAATTAGTTCGAGAGTTCATCATACCTGGAACTGCGC